CATCAAATTTTTTTCCTTTCTATATTAAAAAATTTCATTATTTATTCACTTGTTATCTTTTACTTATATTTTACCATATACTGCCATTTTTTCAATTTAAAAGTGGCATTTATAGTTTTAATTTTTTATTAAATATATATAAACACAAATTTGATATAAAAAGTAATATATACCCTTTACAGCCGCATCTAATTTGTGTTAATACCATGATTAATAAATGTTATCATTTGGATAATAATTATCCTTGTCTTTGTTTATGTTTTGGATTTTCACAAATTACTCTGATAACACCTTTTCTTTTTATTATTTTGCATTTTTCACACATTTTTTTAATACATCTACTAAATCTTTATAACAATTATCTTCTTCATTTTCTAAGTCATAGCCTAATTCAAAAGATACATCTCCACGTGGGTCATAGCCAAACAAATTTTCATATTGTTGTAATAGTTCCTTTAATTCTTCTGTCATTCTTTCAGTGTAATCTATCATTTTAATTCCTCCTCAAAATTTCTTAATATAACATTAATTTGGTCTGTTATATTTGGAAAAATATCGTTAGCTATTATCCATACATCTTCATTTTGCATATATATCATTCTGCCATATTGTGCCCATGTTTCTTTTTCTACTCTAAAAGGTTTCTTCCAATAATCTTCTGGTATATGTCCATATCCTAAAAATATTTTACCTTTCGACATACCATGTAATATATCAGAAATCCCTCTGTAAGGTTCTGTTACTCTATTTTCTTTTCTAAAAATATGAGTATGTTTTAAGTATAGCATATTCTCTATTGATATTCTATAAAATTTTGAAGTACGTTGTAAGTTTCTATAATCTTCTTGTATTACACTTGTAAGTATACCACTTCTTGAAATTCCATAAGTATAATCTATTTTATGAAATAATTCATGTGCTACTGTTGCCGCAGTGGCATCTTCTCCTAAATAGATTATATTGTCGTTGCCACTAAACTTAGAACCTAACTTTCTTAGTCTTACAAATTTAACATCATTTTTTGCTTCTATCAGCATTTTTTTAACAGTTTCATTTTGCATTGTTTCTAAGCCTTTGTCAAATTCTTTTAATATACTTTCTATAAATTCTTTGTCTTTTCCTCTAATTCTTCCAATTATTCTATCAATAAAATTGTCTGCTTCATCACTTGTACTATAACTATCATTTTGTTGTGTATCTATTGATGGTGATATTTTTGGTGTAACTTCTTCTGGTTCTGAAATTTCTTCATACTCCACAGCACATCTACAACTTGTATGAAACGGTGGAAAAAGCACATCGCCCCATTGTGTTTTAAAATACTCATTTTGGTTTACTTCTTGTCCTTCTACTTCTCTACAGCCCTTACAAACTCTACCATCACCAGCAGATATAGCATACTTTTTCACTTTTCCCATAAGCCCCTCTTTTTGAGCCTGTTTAATACTGTAATATTCTCCTGCGTTATAGGCCCCTGCTAATTCCGTTCTAGCGATTGTCATTGCTCTATATTCTTTTTGATTTTTAGCATACTGTTTTGCCTTTTCTAATGCCTTTTTTTCTGCTGCTTGCTCTTTCATTTTGGGATGGTTTTCTAGCAAATTCTGTTTGATACTGTTGTAGTAATTCACATTTGCCGTCACTTGCCCTTTATGTAAGCCTATCATTGGCTTCAACAAATCTGCTGTACCTTCTGTTGTAATGCCTAATTTTTCTGCTCTGTCAATGACCAGTTTTATCGCTTCTTTTTGTGTTTTTGTCAACTGTACTATATGCTCTGCACAACTTTTTTCTATCCACTTTTTGGTTTCGTGGTATTTTATGTCAAAAGAAAAAGAAGATTGCCTTTCGGTAATCTTCTCAACTATTTTTTCTGCTCCTTTTTCCATAGCAGTCTGTTTTTTTGTAAGCATTTTTCCCAACACAAATATAGTAGTACTTTGTAGTAATTGCTTTTCTATTTCATTTGTCACTTTCCCTTTTTTTACCATTTCTATGTACTGTTGTGCTGTGATTTCCCTTTGCTGATTATCCCACAATTCTATTAAATATTGCTCTAGTTCTGGTTGTTCTTCTTCTAATGTTTCCCTTAATTCTTTTATTGCTTCAGGGTAGTTATGTTGTTCTTTTTTGACTTCACTGTGAAACTGCATCATTCATTATCCTCCATTATCCTCCTCTTTAGGAGGATAGGCAACTCCTTCCAATGCTTCTGGCAAACCGCCCATTTCTCTTATTTTTCTTTCCAGATTTTGGTCTAATGTCAAAAGTCCCACATTTGCCATTTTTACAATATAATCTGCAAACTGTGTCAAATCCTGTTTTTCAATATCACCATGTATCAGTTTTGGCATATCGCTTATATTTTTAAAATGGCTTTGATTGACTTTTATCAGCTTTGGTATTGCCTGTGTGTTTATTGTTTGGCATATAATATCCAAATAAGTACCTATTGCTACTGCAAAAAGCCTTGTTTTATCACTGGAAAGTGCAAAACTTCCTGTTTGTTGATGTCCCAAAAGTACAAAATCAGCCATACAAGTCATAGCCATTCTGTTGTCTATTCTTTCTATAATATTGCCTATTTCGAACTGTCTTTTGCTTCCGCCGTTTACTAGGCTAAACGTCCAGCCATAAGGTAGTACAATACCCTCTTTTTCGTCCCTTCTAATATTTTTGACTAACTTTTCTGCATACACTAATGCTCTCATACTGTCGGGGTCATCATTCCATATGTCCACTCCTTCAGGTGGCTGTAACAATGGCAATCCTGCTAAATCTCTTTCTACCCCTATGCCTTCTATTTGTCTAAAACGCTTTTTATAATAATAATCTGTATAACAATTCCTTAGTATAGAACGTCCTTCTGGATTTTGTTTTCTGCTTTTTGTTACAAAATGTAACGCTTTTTCTATGGGTATTGTTCTGATAATATAATCTGGTGGTGCTATCTGAGACATCCCTAACAATTTATCATTTTTGTCATATTCCCAGCGGTACAATGTATCTTGAGAACGCAATGCGAATTTCTGCCAGCCTATCAAACCATCTGTATATTTACTTTGCTCTTTTAATCGTCTTTTATAACAAATTTCGTGATAACTCCAGCCATAAATTAAAAATGACATAATTTCAGAAATGGTATCTTGCCAACTCTGCTCCATATCATTCATACAACTTTTTATAAATTCTGCTGCATTTTTATCTGCTTTTGTGTTTCCTGCTGGTTCTATATCCCATACTACCTGCCTCATAAGCATTTCTATAGCAAAAAGCATTGCCCCTATAATATCATCATTTTCAGACATCTCTTTGTATGCCTCAATGCCCTTTTGCCCTTGTAACTCTGTTAAAAATTCCTCAAAAAATACACCAGCATATCGCCTTTGTCCTATACGTCCATATTCTCCAAATATATCCAATTTTTCACCTCCCTATATCCAGCCATTTTCTCTATCTTTTTCAGCAAAGTAAGTCGGAGGTACAATAGCAGTATTGCCTTTTGTCAATTCTGCAAAACCATTACTAGAAGCATCTGCCATATCTTTATATTTTCCTTCTGGAAAACTTTCTAGTTGTGATAAATAGCTTTCTGTCCAATCTGAAAGCAATACAAACACATTCCCTTTTTCTGTTCCCTGTAATCCTATCCACTGTGCAGAAAAGGGTTCTGCTCTTGTTTCTTTGCTGCCAGACTCTCTTACCACTGATACAGAAAAACCACTTAAAAGTTTTATGTACTGTTCTGCTTGGTCTTTTCCTGCCTGTCCAGGATCTTGTGACAATCTTATTTTGACATTTTTATACTTTGCTTTATCTATTTTTGCTGTATTTAACACGGTTTGTCTTACTTCACTGGCATTCATTCTTCTATTGATGACATCTGCTATAATATAACTACCGTTTTTTCTTTTTCCTATCAATACCCCTGCAGTATATGCTGCACCACTTTCTGTATTTTTTCTATCCTCTGTAGCAGCAAAGTCCCACGCTCTTACCCATTGCTTTACATCATTTGGTATTTCTTCTATCAAATTGACTTTATTTCTTGGGAAATACAGCCCTGCTGCTGGTTTGATTTTCCAGTTGCCATATAGCAAACGTTCCCGCTCAACAATAGACTGTGCTTGTAGATTTGCCATATAGGAAGGGTCACGTTTCATAAGGATTTTGTTATCTTCCAAACGGCTGGCGATG